TTTCCCGGGCCCTCTCCATGGCCTCCGCCAGCTCCTCCCCGGAGGAGGCCATCTCCTCCATGGCCGCGCCCCCCGCCCGGGCGGCGGAGGTAAAGCCGTCCTGGCTTGCCTTTGCCGCCTGCATCGTGGCGGCGGCGGAGCGGCCCATATTCAGGAATTTTGAAAACGCCGCGGAGAACTGGTCCAGCAGGACCAGCTTCTCGGAAATAACCGCCATAGTACCGCCTCACTGTTTCTTTCTGGAGCGGATCTCCCGCAGAGCCATCGCCGTCAGAAGGCTCCTTTCCCGGAGGGGCAGGTCGCTGACCTGCCGGGGACGCCACCCGTGGTTGACCATCATGTAGTAGGCCAGCAGGGTGTCCGGGTCGTCCCCGTCCATCAGTTTTTTGCCTCTTCCTCCAGCTCTTCGGGGCTCTCCGAGAAGCCGGAGAGCTCCATGATGGCGTCCGTCAGCTGTCTGTACTCCCCGGCCAGGAGCATTTTCCCAGGCAGCTCCAGCGGGTCCATGGTGCCGTAGGCCCGGCACAGCTCCTCGCTGCGGAAGTCGGGCTCCACCGTGGCCGCCACAATGACGCGGCTGCCGTACTCGATGGCGTTCAGCTCCCGCTCCCCGCGCCTGCCGCCCTTGATAGGGGCCATGGACAGCTTGGTGAGCCGGTTGTTCTCCTCCTGGGTCAGGGGGCGGATTTTGAAGGGGACGGGACTTCCGTCCTCTCCCAGAAAACGCTTGGAGATGATCACCTCCCGGGTCTCCTCGGCCTGTACGGGGTGCAGGAATGCGCTCAGATTACTCATTGTGTTCTCCTCTCTCAGATTACTCATTGTGTTCTCCTCTCTCAGTTCCCCAGCTCCGCCGGGTCGTTGAACGCGCTCAGAATCTCGAAGTCCTCATAGGTGAAGGAGAAGTCGAAGGTGAGCATATCGCTGTCCGCGTCCAGCACAGAAATCGGGACAGTCCCGGAGAGCTGGCAGTTGTACCAGGAGATAGTCTGGACCCCCACAGAGGAGGCCTTGTCGTCGTTGGTCACCTGAAGGGTGAAATAGGGCATGACCCCCTCGTGGATGTACTGGGCAAGCATCTCCACAAAGAGAGACGTGCCGTAGTACACGGTGCCCGTGCCGGTCTGCTTGACGCTGCCGGGCTTGTTCTGGGTCTTCTTGGTGCCGATGACCTTCATGTCCGTGCTGGAGATCTCCGCCTGGGTCTGGACCTTTTTTGCGCCGAAGAGCTCCTTGATCTGGCCGTCCATGGTGATAAACGCCTTGCCCGCCGCGCCGTGGACGGTGTCCCGGCCTAACAGAAAGCTCATACTCTTTCCCTCCTTACGTTACGGAGACTGTGATGTAGATAGTCTCCACAGAATCGGCCAGATAGAGCGCGATCTCAATGACGATGCTGTCACTGGAATCGCCCATGCTGACGGTCACGTCGTCCTTGGCGGGCCGCTGCCGGAGGGCCCCGCTGCCGTACATGGCCAGCAGGTAGCTCATGATCGCCGCTTTCAGCAGTGCCCGGCCCTCCTCGTTGTTGTTGACCTTGCCCAGATAGTGGAGGGAGAACTCCCGGTAAATGTCGTTGGCCAGGCTGCTGCACACCCGCATGGTGCGGTTTTTGTGGAACACCCTCCCGATATCGGGCGTGTAGGCCGTCAGGGTATTGACGTCCGTCTCAATGCGGACCTTCCCGAATTCCTCGGAGAGGACGACGTTCCCGGCCAGGATGGCGTCCTCAATCTGGCTGCCGGTCTGTCGGGGGGACACGTCCACCGCCCCGGGGTAGGCCGCGTAGGACAGGGACTGGTAATACTGGGCCCCGGCCTCCGCCCCCGCCAGCCACCAGGCCGTCTCCTGGGGCGTCAGGGTGGCGCCGTCCTCTAGGACTACCCCCGACACGTTGTTGATGACGAACCGGCTGTTCGCACCAGCCGCGCCGGTGGTCACCAGCTGGGCGTACCGGCCCGACTGGGCGGCGATGCGCTGGATAAAGGCGATAAACGCCTGTCGGACAGTGGCGTCCGTCCCGTCATAGACCAGGGTATCGAAGCTGTAGGGCTCCAGTGCCTCCAGGAACCCGGGGTAGCCGGATGTATCCGGCGTGCCGTCCGCGCCGCCGGTGAGGGCGACGCCCGCCGTGGCCGTCAGGGGTCCCTCCCCGGAGAAGGTCACCCAGCTGTTGGCCGTCAGCTGAGAGGCGGCTGTCACTGTCTGCTGGTCCGCCTGCCTGCCGGAGACAAGGGTGGTAACGGTGAAGGTCCCGGCGGCGTCCGCGTCCTCTGTCACAGTGACAGCGATATCGTTGCCCCGGACACCGGGGTATTTCGCCGTCACCGTCACGCCGATGGACGCGCTGGCCGCCGCGGCGCCCTCCGCCGCCAGACGGTACAGCAGAATCCTCGTGGGGCCTCCGGTCACGTCCGTGCCCTTCATCGCCTCCCGCAGGAAGCTGTTCTGGGGGTCCGTCAGCGAATAGCCGGTGTAGGGCGTCAGGTCCTCCCCCGCGTCAATGCGCATGAGTTCCCCGACGGGCCCCCAGGAGAGGGCCTTCGCCCCCGCCAGGGTGCCCCGGGTCCCTATGGTGAGGGGCTGACCGCCCTTGGTTGTAAAATTGATGTACACGCCGGGACGGACCTTGTTCTGGGCCGTCCAGTTGCCGCCTGCCATCAGTGCTTCCCTCCTTTGAAGAAGTTGTCCAGGACCTCCCGCGCCTCCCTCAGGGTGTACTCCGGCTTGGCCAGGAGCACGGCGGCGAAATCCTGCTGATAGATAGACAGCGCTTCGCTTTTCAGCAGAGCGTCTGTCGGATAAACAGTGCCGGAACGTTTTTTCGATTTTCCCATTACCGTACCTCCATATCGAGCTCCTCAATGGCCTGCATCAGCTCCGCGTTTTCCGGGATGGAGACGGTGACCCGCAGCTCGAATTTGTAGTGCAGCGCGTCGGCGTCAACCCGCCACTCCCGGTCGTAGGTCCGCAGGAGGGTGGAGGCCGCGCCGTCGGAGCAGGGGAACGTCTCCAGCACCAGGTCCAGGGCCTCCGCCGCCTTCTGGTAGCGCCGCTGGAGGTCCGGGAGGTTATAGTCCTCCAAATACGTCAGGTCCAGCCCGATGCGCCTCAGCCATCGGCCTCCCGTGTGCTTCTCCATGTGGGCGTACCGCTGCTGGAGGAACGCGCAGGGCATAGCGCTGTCCTGCTGGTTGGGGTCCTCATAGAAGGCGACGCCGGGCAGATGCGGGGCCAAGTAGTCCGCCAGGGAGCGGGCCACGGTCTGGATGGTGAAGGTCATTGGAGCATTTCCTCCAACTTCCGGAGCTTTTCCCGCAGAACGTTCTCATACTCCTTCTTGGCATCGTCCACCATAAAGACGCCGGGGACGTATGGCGTCCGGGTGCCCACCACAATCCCCGCCTTGGCTGACGGATCATACTCCAGAAGGCCGGAATAGGGATTGATGTACAGCCCGGGGACAAAGTGCCGGTCCATCCGGTGGCCGTCGTTGACATAGGACGCGTACTCCACATCATTGGCCAGCACCGTTACAAGCTCGTTTCCCTGGCGCTGCGGCCTTGTCTGGCTGTCGGCGTCCCAGTGCTGTTTCAGCTCGCCGGTACGGGTGTTGGTTCCCCGCACCTCTTCCCCAGTGGGCGGCGTCAGCTCCGTGGCTTTCTCGACAGCCAGCATAGTCGCGGTTTCAACGGCCTGCTCCAGCAGCGCCGGAAGCTGCTCCTGGATCTGCTTCATCTGCTCCATCCGTTCCTTGAGCGTCATTGCCAATGCCTCCCTTCACCCGCTCCTCCTGCACCAGCGGGATCTCCTGGTGGGCCAGCCCGGGGAGCACCGCGCCGAAGGGCTCAAAGAAGTGGTTCGGGTCCGCCGCGAAGGCCCGCAGCTCCGGCAGCGTCTTCCCCAGACCCTTCCCCCGGAAGATCCGCAGCTCGTCCCCGGCCTGGACGTCCACGCTGTTGTCACACTGGACCCAGTCCTTCTGGGTCGAGGCGGCGGCGGTCTGGTTCAGCTCCAGCCGGGCGGCGTCCGTCTGGT